CCAATCCTCTTTATCAAGTAAAGATTCTGGTTTAGGAGCCGCTTCTGGTGCTTTCTTGATTTCTGCTACTAACTGGGACTTGCGTGTGTACTCGGGCATAAAGTTGTCGCGCCACTCTCTTGCAAGAGTTTCTGCGTCAACCTTGCGTCCGTCAGGAAGGTCAAAAAGCTCCTGTTCTACAACTGGGGCCTCTTGTGGTACTTCCGCAGGTGTTTCGACGGCCGGATCGACAGGAGTGTCTACCGGTTCTGTTTCTACAGGTGTCTCAACAACTGGATCGATAACTGGCTCTACCTCTGGTGCGTTAAGTGGTGGCATAACCCTTCCGACTGTCCTCTAGCAGGTTGGTCTTTCGACTCCCACCGTTGGCCTGGTCTAATAAGAAGTTAGATTAAAGGGCCGACGTTCAGCCCCTCTGTCTACATTCCTACTGGTACTGATTGAGGTTGTAATGCTTCGGCTTCTGCTCCTCCACCTGGTGCAAGTGCGTCTCCTGTAGGTTGAGCTGGTTCTACTCCAGGAAGAGCGGGTTCCATCTGTTCTGTCTGAATACCGAGGGCTTTAGCAGGGTCTTTCGCAAACTCGAATGCGTTGCGTGCCTTTTCCTTCGGGTTCATGTATCCAGCGGCTTCCAGGTAATCGAGAGGAGAGATATAGCCCTTCTCGACGTCTGCCTGTGCGCGTTCAAACTGGAAGCGGCGATCCTCTGGCAAAGTCTTACCAGGAATAACACGTACTTCAATCCCATCTTCGATATCGTCCTGTGTAATCTCGATAGCCTGGACAGCCTGGTCGGAGCCAAACTCCTTGATGAGGTGACGTTCTGTGTATTTCACTTTCATCAACTGCATCCACCATCCAAAGAGTTCCTGTGAAACATAGTCGATAACCTGCACCATCTCGTTTAAGCGCATGAAAGACTGCTCAACGAGTGCAAGACGTCCTGCCTTTGTTTCCTGGCCTTCACGCTCTCCGCGGAATGCAGAGGTAGCGGCCATGATGTTGTCGATCTCGTTTCGATAGTCCTGCATGGCTTCAAACACGAACCCAGGGAGACCAACACCGAACTCACGCTGTACTCCGTCAATAACTCCATCTCCCCATAGCACTCCACCGGCGTCATAACGAAGAACCTGCGCGTCTCCTTTGGATACGTTGGTTTTATTGCTATCAACCTTGGTAATTCCGTTGACCATTTCTGTGTTCAACCAGATGTTGTAAACGGTACGGTCTACGATTTCCTGCAAGGATTCGGCCTGTTCAATGAACGAAGTAATCCCGATAGGGCGATCCTGATTGTTCAGAATAGTGGCAAAAATATAGGGTTTTCGTGGTTTGTCGTGGTAGTTGTACAAATATTGTTCAAACTCAACACCGGAATCTTCCGATTCTGACATCTTCTTCCGGTAATCCTGGACGAGCATTCCTGCGTCCTCGCCTTCTGGCACCTCTCCGTAATCAGAAAGAACCGCATTCTTAATGGATTCGAGCTTCTGACGCTTAGGAATGTCGTCTTCCTTTTCAAGTTCTCCAAGCTCTTCATCGGTTGCACGAAGACCATCCCAATCCCAATAAGGGTTCTTGCCTTTGTAGAGAATCTCATTCTTGTACTTAATACAAAGATCAGAACCAATCCAAGTCTCTTTATATGAACAGGTAGGGTTGTTGATAATGAGAGTCTCCTCGGTTAAACCTGCAAGCTCAATGATTTTATCGCGTTTATCAGGAAAAAGAGCACACAGTTTCCCAACTGTCGTATCGATTTCCTCAATGATAAACTCGCTTTCCACCTCGTTTTTAGCGGTTGGGGAGATACGAACCTTAAGAGGATCAACGCGACGGACGTCAATATCGTTGGTCTCTACGTTCCAAAATGGCTTCCAAATAAACAGACGCGAAAAGTACAGGTCGCGAAGACACTGACGAAGCACCTCTTTTACGTTGAGCTTGTCGTACTTGATGGATAAGGTTTTCTCCAACATCTGGCCCAATTTCTTTGCAGCCTCTGTGTCCCGGGAAGGGATCATGTTCGGCTTTGGAGGGTTGGCGATGAGAGAGTTGATAACCGCTTCTGTATTTGTGAATACACGGTTACTTTGAACACGAGGGCGGTTCAATGGAATGCGAGAGCGATCATACCAGTCACTTTTGCCGGTATAGGTCTTCTTGTTGCGCTTTGTGACTTTCTCAACTTCGTCCCAAACAGTCGAAGAAGAAGCCCATCGGTTATCGATGAGAGCAACAAGCTGTGAATTATCAAGATCGATATATCGCATATTTTCAATAACAGCATAAAATATGTGTATATTCACGCCTTGTTAGTACAAAAAAACAGGGTTTTATCCCTGTAATTTTGCTAATTACGCATTTTTATGAGACGAACTAGATATTTGAGTTTTCGTGGGGAAATTTCCACTCCGTAACTATCGAGAAGATACTTTGACACTTTCGTGTATCTGATACCGTTCGAGTTTCTAAGAGAACAAAAGCGTATATCGTGGATCATCAGGAAATAGATATCCCTAACGAATTGCCACTTTAGATACCATTTATTCCCTATCCTCTGGAAGATAAGATCCATAGGCCGTCTTTTCCTCTAAATACTGAACCAGGTTGTTTTTGAATCCATCTTTTGTTTGCACAATAGATTCAACCGGCTTCACTCCTACCATGTATTCTGTAGAACCAGACGACGCACACTGTTTTGCAATATACCAGTACAAAAGAGCAAAGAACAGGTGATCTTCTCCCGTCAGAGAGTCCCAAACGTATCTTTCAATCCCTAACGCGTCCTTTTCCTTTACACGCCGCAAGTCTCCACAGTGTTCCACAAGCATTCGGAAAGACCTGTCACTTGGAAGTGAGAACAGAATTTTACCTTCCAAAAGCTCGGAAACAAGCCTATCAATTACACGGGAACGATCAGAGAACACAATCCCTTCCTTGTCATTCTCTCCCCACCGAATCACCGTATTGTTCTCTTTATCCCTGGAAAAGTGAGAGATAAAGAAGTTTCTATGTGTATCTTTGTAGTGATGAGCCATGGTGTTTTCAGGCATGGCGTCCATCACGGTTGTTGGGCTGAACCGCATAAGGAGTTTGTCTAGCTCATACCAGTCTGTAAAAGTCCCTACCTGCATGACACCTTTCTCACTCCCTAAAACGTAGTGTTTAATATTTCCAACGTCTACACCGAGGAAATACTGACCTGTTTCAAGGTTTTTTGGCGTCCAGTTATCAACGATGGCGTGACGTTCGATCTTTGTATCTCCTGGGGAGTACGGCTCACCGAGGATGAAGTTGTAGAAATACTCTGGGTTCTTCCCATCCTCCCACTGTTCAATAACGTATTCTGCGGAAATAAGCGGGCAGAACAGAAGCGTCATGTGGTAGCCGGAGAACTTAGCGTTTGGATCTCCTGTCTGTATCCACTTCCCTCGCCGTCTTTGGTCGTCTGTAAGCTCTATTTTGCATTCAGAGCAGATATACCGCTTGTTTGGTATATCGACGCTCTCAGGCCATTTTAGAGGGTGTGCGTGGCCATTAGAGCAGGAGACGAACCATTCTTTCTTATCTGATTCGTTCCAGTCTTTGTCTACTCCCGCCCCGTCTATCGACGGGTTAGAAAGTGACCACACGCCTTTAATCTTGGAGTTGATCGTACGAGACTCAAGCTCCTTTAAGAATGCCTGATCGGAACGATCCTTTTCGTCCTGGATAATAACGTCAACAGTCTTAGAAAGCGCACCGGACTTTGACCCTGTTCCTTGGTAATGGATGTCACGGCCTCCGTACTGTTTAAGCTCGATGTTATCGCTCTCAATATCCTTAAAGCATTTGTTTGCTTTAAGCATCTTGTTGACCTTGGTCTTTACGAAGTTGCGAGCATCTTCGTCTGTCGGTTGAGAGTGAATGAACGACCAACCTCGATACTTGGCACAGTACAGAGACTTGATAGCAAGAGTAACGCTCATTCCGATACCTTGGGCAGCTTTCTTGTAACACTGAAAGCGGCTCATGTCGCACAAAGGATCAAGAAGAAAAGGGCGATTGTAGAAGTCTAGCTTCTCGCCCCTTTCGTTCACGATTCCCTCTTCCTCTATGAATCCGAGGGGGGAGATTTGGGAGGCTGTGAGTTCCATGGCATGAACTTATCCAATTTCCTCAAAAGATCATTCCTTCCCGACAGCTCTTCCATGTGATTTTCGTACTCCTCTGCTGTCATAGGAGCGAAATACTCTGCCTTTTCCTGTGGTAACAGCTTCCTCGCCTGATTCCTTAACGTCATCTTTAAGCTCGGCTCGTTTGGGTTGGTGCGCCTACGTTGAAAGTACGCATGGATTTCAAGGCTTAGCGTGATTCCAAGTAGGATAGCCAGGAATTGTGATAGGAAACTAAGCACACTCGATCATGTCTTCTTCAAAGTTTGACTGCACAATCTCCCCGTTAGCGTTGAGGTGCTGGACGGAATAGACGAACATCGGAAGAAGTTTCATTGGTTCTTCTTCTGGTGCGTCCTTTGCCTTTCCATGGGTAAAGACCTGAACAACAACGCCTTTAACACCGAGCTTGTGCGTTACCATGTCACCGCGCTTAAACTTGGTCTCAACTGCCACGATTTCATTGTTTTCCATAGATTTTGGTTCCATAAATACGTTCAAATTTAGTAGAGCGGCGTCCTTTTTCGTCAAACGGTTGCACGATATCATCTCGGAAGTAGCGCTGTTGTCTCTGGTTCTCTCGCTGTTTAGCGCGTGTAACCTTCTCGTATTTAAGTTTGCTCATAAATCACACCCATTAGATCCTGCTGTTCGACCAGATAAACCATCTTGTCTTCGTGGCGGAACTCCTCTGGGGAATACTTGCGAAAGATAACGATGTCGCCTTCTTTGAGTGATTCATCCTCAACCTGCGAACCGATCCCGCGAATGATTCCACGCTCTGCGGAACCTTTAGACTGTTCTGGTTTAATCATCACAGACTCTTCTTCGATAGGCTCAACGAGTACGTGTACTCCGATAGGTCGAATCATACTTTTTCGTCAAAGATTATTGCTTCTGTAGTAAGAGCCAGACAAGCGACGCTCAATGCGTTCTGAAAGGCTGTAATACTTACTTTGAGAGGATCGACGATCCCTGTAGCCATAAGGTCTTCAAACTCACCAGATACCACATTGAAGCCTTTATCTTGTGAGATTGATTCAGCGACAGTGTTGGGGCTTTTCCCTGCATTTTTACAAATCTGCATCATTGGTGCCATTAGAGCCTTGCGAAGTATGCTCTCTCCATCCGTATCTCCTTCAAGCACGTACCCAGCCTTCAAGAAGACGAAACCACCTCCAGGCACGATTCCCATGTCTAACGCCGCTTGTGAGGCGAATATAGCGTCCTCAACGCGATCTCTCTGCTCACGCCCCTCTTCGTCTGTCGTCGATGGGAGTTTAACCACTGCCATCTTTCCGTTAAGGCGAGAGGCGCGTTTCTCTACGTTACGGCGTTCGGCGTCTGTAAACTGCTTGGCCTGTTCAAAGATAACCTCGATACGTTTGTCGATAGCTTCTTTGCGGTCTTCGTAACATCGGATCGTGGTCTTCTCGGTTGAGCAGACAATGGACTTTGCTTTTCCAAGCCATTCGCTCTTGAAGTTCTTGAATCCGTCTGCGTCGGAGAGAACCGTAGCCCCTGTATATACGGCGATGTCTTCGAGAGCATCGTCGTGGTAGATCATTGGGGAGTTGATAGGCATGAAACGCCCACCGCCTTGCAACTGTGTAAGTTCCAGGGAACGCAAGACAGGCACGTCGTAATCATCTGCAATGATGAGAATAGGCTTCCCCTCTTTAACAACCGGCGTAATGGCCTGAGCAAACCCGTGGAGATCGTGAATCTTTCCTTTGAAAATAAGCACGTACGCGTCTTCGTAAACAGCTCGGCGACGTTGGCCATCTGTGAGATAAGGGCCAGGAAGCAAGCCACGGTCAATCTGTAAACCATCTGCAATCTCTACCTCTGCCTCTCCGTAGGTGTTCTCAACGACCACAAGACCCTCAGCCCCAACGGCGGTAACAGCTTCGGCAACGATCCCTCCAATCTTCTCGTCGTTCGCGGAAACATTAGCGATCTGTCGGATATCTGTGGTAGCAACAGCCTGTGCCTTTAACGCGTCAATGATGAGGTCTTTCTTTTCTTCAAGCTCACGTTTGAGGTCTTGCGCGTCTTTCCCTTCGTCCAAGCATTTCATCCCTTCACGGATCATGCTTTGAGCAAGCACACACACAGTCGTCGTTCCATCTCCTGCAACGTCACAGGTCTTAACACTCGCGGCTTTGATAAGTTTGGCCCCATGAGCAGCAGCCTTGTCGTGTGAGATATCAACATCCTTAGCAACAGTTACACCGTCTTTTGTTGTGTGACCGTAGCTAGTAACTACGTTGCGTCCCTTTGCTCCCATTGTAACTTTCACTGCATTAGCAACAGAATCAACGCCATCTAAGAGCTTGCGTCTAGCTTCTTGACCAAAGAGAGTAGATCGCTTTGTCTCAACTTTGTTCTGTTCATCAAACATAGTCTAAGGGTTAAGAATCT